GCGACGACCCCTAACAACCTGCTGGCTATAGGTGCAGTCGGGTCAGTTACTGTGGTAACATCGTAAAAACTCTCAAGGAGCCAATTATGGCAGACGTTAAGAAGATCAAGGACGTACCGGTCCCAAATATCGCCGGTTACCCAAACAAAGTACCCAATACCCAGACTGTGAAAACTCGTGGTACGGGCGCTGCTACTAAAGGTACCAACTCGAGTAAGAAGCTGGGTTAAGCAATGAACTACGCGGAACTGTACGAATCCATCATCGATTTTACGGAGTCGAACGACACGACGTTTGTGGAGAATATCCCTACGTTTGTCAAGAACACAGAGAAGCGTATTTACAGTACCGTGTTGATCCCGGTGCTGCGTCGTAATGTCACTGGTAACATGACTGCAAACAATAAGTACCTCACTTGCCCATCTGACTTCCTCTCTCCCTACGAGTTGGCGGTTGTTAAGGCGGATGGTAGCTACGAGTACCTACTGCAAAAAGAAGTGAGTTACGTGCGTCAGAACTACCCCGAGCCTTCGTATGCAGGGGTACCAAAGTATTACGCTCAGTTTGATGAGAACACCTTTATTCTTGGGCCAACACCTTCGTCGAGCTATGTTGCGGAGCTGCACTATTACTACTACCCTGAGTCGATTGTGACGTTGGGTACCTCTTGGGTGGGTGAGCACTTCCCGATGTGCCTGTTGTATGGCGCGTTGTGTGAAGCGAATATTTTCCTAAAGGGCGAAGGTGATATGCAGCAGAACTATGAGAAAATGTTCCAAGAAAACATGGCCTTGCTGAAGAACTACGCAGATGGCCGCACCCGTAACGATAATTTCCGTCTGACGGAACCACGAATCAAACTTCAGTAGGAGTAAGCAATGGCAATTACACAATCGATGGTAACGTCGTTTAAAGTGGACCTGTTAGCAGGCGTTCAAGATTTCGACACCGATGTATTTAAGGTCGCACTATACACTTCAGCAGCTACACTGGACGCGACAACCACAGCGTACACCACGTCTAATGAGGTTGTAGGTACTGGTTACACAGCTGGTGGCAACACACTAACGGTTTCCGTAACCCCAACTTCTACCGGCACAACCGCGTTTATCAGTTTCGCTAATACGACTTGGGTGGCTTCAACCATCACCGCTCGCGGCGCTCTGATTTATAACAGCTCGAAGTCAAATAAGGCGGTTGCGGTTCTGGATTTTGGTTCTGATAAGATCAGTACAGATGGTGACTTTACGATTAACTGGCCTACCGCTGACGCATCCAACGCTATTATTCGTCTGGCCTAAGTAAATTTTATAGGGGTTCTTTATGGCCTTCATTGTTGCTGATCGCGTCCGCGAAGTAAGTGCCTCTATCGGCACGGGTGTATTCAATCTATCAGGATCACCAATCGGGTACCAAACATTCTCTGCCTCGGTAGGGAATGGGAACACCACATATTACGTCATCTCGAACCCCGGTGTTAATGAGTGGGAAGTAGGTATTGGTACGGTGGGTGCAGGTACGCTGACGCGCACAACAGTTCTGGCTTCTAGTAATGGCGGCACAGCGGTCAACTTCACAGCAGGTTCTAAGGATGTGTTTGTTACCTACCCTGCCGAAGCCGCTGTATTTGCCGACAACACCGTAACACTAACTAATAAGACGCTTTCAGTTGATAATAATACTGTGGCAGGTGTCGCCGCATCAAGCTTCGTGTTGTCTAATGCTTCGGGCAATATTGATGGCGCAGCCGCACAAAAAGCAATCCCTTCTGGAGTGGTTGTTGGCACAAGCGATACTCAGACACTAACTAATAAGACCTTTGGTGACAATCCTGTTTTTAGCGCAGGCACAGCCAATGGCGTAGCCTACCTAAACGGCTCAAAGGTTCTGACTACTGGTAGTGCGCTGACGTTTGATGGGGTGAATTTTGGCGTCTCTGGAAATCAATCAACTGCTATTGCCACAACACTTAATAACAGTAATGCCACAGTAAATGCAGGCAACATCTTAAAGTTTAACTTTGGGGCAATCAATACTGGTTACGTGTGGAACTATTTCGATGGTGCTGACTTTATTACCGCACTATACGGTGCAAAAGCTGTATTGTGGAATATTGGATCTGCTGGCGGCTCCGAACAAATGCGCCTCACCAGCACAGGGCTGGGTATTGGTACGAGTAGTCCTGTAAGCAAACTTCATGTTAATCAGGGAGGGGCATCTTTAACCGTATCTACAACTGGCAACAACAACAACGGATTTTGTGTTGGAGTTGATACAGACGGCTCGGGTGTCATTGCTGCATATGCTGGACAAAGTCCTATAAAATTTGGCGGGGGTATTAACACAGGAGCGTTTACTGGCGAGCGTATGCGTATCGACTCCTCCGGCAACCTTGGCCTTGGGGTGACTCCGAGTGCTTGGTCGCTCGGTAAAGCGTTTGAAACATCTGCGGGCTCTTTCTTTGGTTATTCAACTGGAGAAATCCATGTAACTCAAAACTCCTACTACAACGGAGGTTGGAAATACACAAACAGTAGTGTTGGCGCTGGTAGGTATTTCATTAACGAAGGAGCCCACGCTTGGTACACCGCCCCCTCCGGCACAGCAGGTAACGCTATCAGCTTCACACAGGCGATGACGCTGGATGCGAGTGGGAACTTGCTGTTAAACACAACATCAACCGTAGCAGGAAGTAAACTCGTTGTAGCCAGTGGTGATGCAAACATTAACGGTTTGACAGTAGGTAGGGGTGGCGGTGCTGTGGCTTCTAACACCGCCAATGGCAATGCGGCTCTGTTCTTCAACACCACAGGCAGTGGTAACACCGCTAATGGCTTGAATGCTCTGTTCTTCAACACCACAGGCAGTGGTAACACCGCTAATGGTTTTCAGGCTCTAGTCAACAACACCACAGGCTACAACAACACCGCCAATGGTTTTCAGGCTCTGTACAGCAACACCACAGGCTACAGCAACACCGCCAATGGTTTTCAGGCTCTGTACAGCAACACCACAGGCTACAGCAACACCGCTAATGGCGTGAATGCTCTGTACTTCAACACCACAGGCAGTAGTAACACCGCTAATGGTTTTCAGGCTCTAGTCAACAACACCACAGGCAGTGGTAACACCGCCATTAACCCATTAAATTCAGCGGGTTCTTACGCGCCGGTGTTTAACCCAACAACAGAAAATGATCGTTTCTGTATGGGTTCAACTGGCGTAACAAATGCCTATATTCAAGTTGCATGGACTGTGGTATCTGACGCTAGAGACAAAACAGATTTTGCCACTGTGCCGCACGGTCTTGACTTTGTAACTAAGCTATCGCCAACAGCGTACCGCTACAAGATGAGCCGTGATTCTGTTGAAGGACATGGTCCTGTACGCTACGGCTTTAAGGCACAAGACGTTCTTGCACTTGAGGGCGATAATCCTGTTATCGTGGATGCAGAAGATGCTGATAAACTAAGGTTCAACGATCAGTCAATGTTGGCCGTTTTGGTCAACGCAATTAAAGAACTAAACGCTAAGATTGAAGCACAAGCCGCTGAAATTAAATTGCTTAAAGGAGCATAAAATGAATACACAACTAACACCTGAGGAAATCGCACGTCAATACGCTGCTGCTATGGATAGCGTAAACCTAATCAACGCTGGAAAACCATCTCACATGGCAGATGTTGATTGGGAGGAGGTGGTTAAACGCAATCAAGAGCACCTGAAGATTATGCTGGCCAAAGACTACTGGACAACAGAGGATTTGGAACCGCTGCGCAAGGCGGCAGGAGAATAATATGAAATGGACTATCAATTCTCTTGACGCTTACCCTGATGTTGATGGTGAAGTTGACGTAGTATTTACCGCCCATTGGGATTTAACCGCAACTGACGGTGAATACTTAGGCCGCGTATATGGCTCACAAGGTATTAAACATGATGCCAGCGAACCGTTTACGCCTTACACAAGCCTTACAGAAGATCAGGTGATTGGTTGGGTTAAGGCTGCTATGGGTGAAGAAACCGTTGCTGCTCACGAAGCTAATGTGTTGCAGCAGATCGAAGATCAGAAGAATCCAAAAGTCGTTACGCCACCACTTCCGTGGAATAGCTGATATACTTTGTGACTGGCGGCGCTCTTGCCGCCTTCTTTGGAGAAACTTATGCAGATCAATCTCACGTTGTCAGTGGATGAAGTAACCGGTATCCTTCAGGTGTTGGGTCAACTTCCAACTTCCTCAGGCGCATACCCACTAATGATGAATATCAAAGTGCAAGCGGAATCCCAGATGCCACCACCCGAACCACAAGAAGCCCCACCTAGCGAGTAATTAAACACGATGTTTGGCCTGAACCCTTTTGCTGAATCAGCCTTTGCGACAGCGGGGGTAGATCAGGTCGTCCAAGTAACCGGGGTTCAGAGCCAGACATTCTTAGGAACTGCAAGTGTTGTAGGTAAAGCAAACACCTATCCGACCGGTGTAGAAGCGCAAGGGCAAGTCGGTACGGTAATAGCAGCGGCAGACGCAAACGTCAGTGTAGTTGGTGTACAAAGCCAAACCTACCTCGGTACTGCCTCGACAACAGCCGATGCAAACACATACCCCACAGGGGTACAAAGCCAAACCCAACTGGGTGATGTGTACATCACGTACGGCATCACAATATACCCCACAGGGGTACAAAGCCAAACTCATTTAGGCACGGTCACGGTCTCTCGCGGTGCATACGCCCGTCCAACAGGGGTACAAAGCCAAACCTACCTCGGTACCGCCTCAACAACCGCCGATGCAAACACCTACCCCACAGGCTTAAGCGCGACGAGTGCGGTAGGCACAGTAACCCCCACAGCTAAATCAAACGTATATCCAATCGGGACACAGGCTTCAGGTCAAGTGGGCACTATTGCTGTTGTTGGTAACGCGGTAGTCTACGCGGTTGGGGTAGTTGGTACAGGCATCGTTGGGCTTGAGAATGTTTGGGGTGAAGTTGACGACTCGCAGAGCGTCATGTGGACTGATGTGCTGGCTAACCCCGTGACCTCAATCGAGGTTATTGACTGTTTTGGTAGTAATTGTATTGGTGAGGTTGCGATGGCTGGGGTGTATGACATTAAGTATCGATATCGCCCAACAAGTGATTGGACGCCAGTAGATGACACACAAGACACAAATTGGACTAAAATAGCCGCATAATTAAGGGGTTACCCCAGAACACAAAGGACTACAACTATGGCATCCACATATTCACCGTCGCTCCGCCTCGAACTCATCGGTACTGGTGATCAATCTGGCCTTTGGGGTGACACGACCAACACCAACTTAGGTTCGCTTATTGAGCAGGCGATTACCGGTGTTGAGTCTATCCCGATGCTGGATCTCGATTATACGTTGTCCGCACTAAACGGTTCGCCTGATGAGGCTCGCAACGCGGTTATCATTATGACTTCGGTTGTACCCCTAACAGCGCCACGCAACCTGATCATCCCTAATGACGAGAAGCTGTACACAATTAAGAACTCGACAACTGGTGGGCAAAACCTCGTTGTAAAGACCTCGAGTGGTACAGGCGTAACCATCCCAAATGGTAAGACGGCTACTTTATATTGCGACGGGACCATCTGCCATCAGAACGGGAATTACTTTACAACCCTGAGCGCAGCTACATTTGACGCAACTAACGCGACCATCACCAACCTAACCGCAACTAACCTGACACTCGGTTCTGGCACTACGGGTACAGGAAGCTATGTTCGCCAAACAAGCCCGGCAATCAATACCCCGACAATCAATACCCCGGCAATCAGTGGTGGCACGATTACAGGTATTACTGATCTCGCGGTTGCTGATGGTGGTACTGGCGCTTCTGATGCGGCGACAGCCCGTACTAATCTAGGTGTGGCTATCGGTAGCGATGTGCAGGCATATGACGCGGACCTTACCGCGGTTGCAGGGTTGTCAACTAACGGCATCATTGTTCGCACTGGTTCAGGTACCGCAACGACCCGAGCTGTTACCCAAAGTACAGGTATCACCGTCACAAACGGGGATGGAGTTTCAGGTAATCCTACGGTGGCTATTGATGGAACTGTTGTCACGCTCACCGGCACTCAAACACTCACCAACAAAACTCTGACATCTCCTGCATTATCCGGTACCCCCACTGCCCCCACAGCTACGTACGGCACAAACACCACACAAATAGCAACAACCGCTTTCGTTCAGGCGGCACTACAAGCTATCTATCCAGTTGGTACGTTGTATACCAACACCGCAAACATCACGAACCCCGCTACACTTCTTGGGTTTGGTACATGGGTAGAGATCGGCTCGGGTAAAGTGTTGGTTGGGCAAGATACTAGTGACGCGCTGTTCGATACGCTCGGCGAGACTGGTGGTAGTAAAGACGCTATTGTCGTCAGCCACTCCCATACTGGCGGTACAAATTCCGCTGGCTCCCACACGCACGGTGTCACCGATCCGGGACACACCCACGGTACTGGCGGCTCCACGCAATCCGCAAACAACGGGCCTGACTTCCCTGCTATCCGGTACAACGGTTCACCCCAGACGGGAACCGTTACAACACCTGCTGCGACTGGAATCAGCATCAACAGTTCCGGAAGCCACACTCATTCGGTCACTACCGACGCAACAGGCTCCAGCGGCACCAACGCTAATATTCAACCATACATCGTCGTCAAGATGTGGACACGGACTGCATAAAATGATTGAGACTAAACAAGCCGTAAAAGTAGATGGCGTCGTAGTTGATTGCGCTACCGAGATTAAAAAAATGTGTGTCGCGTGTGGTTATGACCTAACCCCAGATGAGGTCGCTGCTGACACCTGTGCCGACTGCGGCGCACCTCTAAACCTATCGCAGTCAGTCACCATCCACGCAACTTCGGTCCCTACCTTCGCAATTACGTTTGGACAGGGATGAAATATATTAAGTGGGCATTGATGGTGCCAGTCATGTTACTACTCTCCGCGTTGACATTCCCGTTGGCCTTTGTCCTACCACTCTTCGTAGAATATAGATCGGGGCTGCTAGACAACAACACGAAAACTGGGATGGGGTGGTACCTCAAGCCTTGGCTCAGTTGGTTTCAAACGCCTGATAACTCAATAGATGGTGATGAGGGGTGGCGAGTTGAGCATTGGCAGTGGCGGTTCAAATTACCCGCTGCACTAGCTACGTATGTTGGTCGGGTCGGTTGGTTGTGGCGTAACCCCGGGTATGGATTTGGATTGGTGCAGGTAGATGGTTTTACACCAATTATTAGCGCGGGGAATATTAAAGTTAACGACTCGCCCGGAGTAGAGGGGTACTGCCTCGCAGAAACTCCAGACTTATTTCAGTGGGTGTGGGTCAAGCGCATAACGACTAACAAGTGCATTTACTGCAACTTTGGTTGGAATATCAAAGGGTTGATATCTAGTAAGAATGTCCGACACACCGCAACATTCGCTTTCTCCCCTCGCATCTCGACTTGGAAGGACTAATATGGCTTTTGGTATTGATGACGCTATTGCAGCGGGATTGAAGATTATCGATAAGTTCATCCCAGACCCTGAGCTAAAAGCAAAGATGCAGCGCGAGCTAGAGGTTGACGGTAAAGACCTGAAACTTGCTAACCTGCAAGCAGACAATGTAGAGGCACAGGAAATCAGCAAGCGCTGGCAAGCCGACCTCGCTTCCGACTCAGCATTAGCAAAGAATATTCGACCTGCTGTGTTGATCTTTCTGTTGGCCGCATATTTTTTCTTTGCGTTGATGTCGATGTTCGGCTACGAAACACGGGGGGCATACGTTGAGCTTCTCGGTCAGTGGGGCATGCTGGTGATGACGGCATATTTTGGCGGGCGCACATTTGAGAAAATCATGGAGCGCCGTGACGCAGCTAAGGTCAAAGAAACTGAGGTCGAACATGCAAAGTAACTTTGAGGTTTGCTTTCGTTTAGTCCTCAAGCACGAGGGAGGTTATGTTGATCATCCGAAAGATCCGGGCGGTGCTACAAACCTTGGAGTTACTAAACAGGCTTGGGAAGACTACGTAGGGCATGAAGTAACTAAAGACGATATCAAAGCACTGACTCCAGATGTCGTGAAACCATTTTACCTAAAGAGGTATTGGAATGTCTGTCGATGCGATGATTTGCCTAGTGGTGTCGATTATGTTGTGTTCGATATCGCTGTTAATTCTGGACCCGGACGTGCCGCAAAATTTCTACAAAGTGCTGTGGGGGCAACGCCTGATGGTGTTATTGGTCCTAATACTATTACTATTGTTAAGCGTACGACCCTTAGTCCTTTAGACCTCATCACAATTATCTGTGACCGCCGTGAGCGGTACTGGAAATCCCTCCCCACTTTTCCGACGTTTGGTAAAGGTTGGCTACGCCGCGGTGAGGATGTGCGAGAAGACGCCCTTGATATGCTGACTGCGGTATAATCAGCTCATTTACCACCTTGTCTCACTGAGGTCACTATGCCGTTAAAGTCCTATAAATTCGCGCCGGGTATCGATAAAGAAAACACAAACTATACCAGCGAAGGTCGGTGGTGGTCGATGGACAAGATGCGCTTTCGCTCTGGATCACCTGAAAAGATCGGTGGGTGGCAACGTGCTACTACAACCCCATTCCTCGGTGCATGCCGTGCGTTGTTTAATTGGATGGATTTGGATGGTGATGACATCATGGCGCTTGGTACTAATATCAAGCTCTACGGCGAACGCGGCCAGTCTATTTTTGACATCACACCTTCGATCAATACAGTAACCCATAGCACTACCCCGTCATCAGATAACTGCATTCAAACAACCACTGGCTCTACCACCATCCGGGTTAATATTACTGATCATGGTGCAACAGTCGGTAGTTATGTCGTGATCTCCGGTGTGGTCGGTGCCGTAGGTGGTGTACCTGAAGCTGAGCTTAATGGAGAGCATGTGGTAACCACGATCCCCAGTGCAAACTATTTTTATATTACAGTCCCTACAGCGGCTACGTCTGGCACTACTGGTGGTGGTACTAGTATTGTTTTAGAAGTATTACTTGAGAATGGTGTAGAGTACGCCTCCGGTGGTACGGGTTGGGGTGCGGGCACTTGGGGTCGTGGTGGTTGGGGTTCAGCTACCAGTATTGCGGCTTACACTAATACGCAGCTCCGACTATGGGTGTTCGATAACTTCGGTGAGGATTTATTAGCTAACGTCCGTGGTGGTGAGATCTATTATTGGCGACCATCGCTTGGGTACTCTTCACAAAACCGCGCTATTTCTCTGAATGATCTACCCGGCGCATCCGACGTACCGTTATTCTCAAACTACGTAGTGTCTACTGATGAGCGCCATGTGGTTGCTTTTGGTACCAATGTCATCGGTGAGACAGAACAAGACCCGCTTCTTATCCGTTGGTCTGACCAAGAAGATCCTGCAATGTGGACACCTACTGCCACTAACTCAGCGGGGGATATGCGCGTTCCGATGGGGTCTGAGATTGTTGCAGCACGTCAAACACGGCAAGAAACACTAGTCTGGACCGACACCTCCCTGCATTCACTACAGTATATCGGCGCACCATACGTATTTAGCTTGCAGACACTGGCAGACAACTGTTCGCTTATCTCCCCCAACGCGCAAATATCAGTTAATAATGTGACGTACTGGATGGGCAGCGACAAGTTCTATGCTTACTCGGGTCGTGTTGAGACACTTCCTTGCAGTCTTCGACGATATGTGTACAGTGACTTGAACCGTGCGCAGGCATTACAGATCCAAGTTGGGCTAAACGAACAGTATGGTGAGATTATCTGGTTCTACTGCTCCGCTAACTCATTTAATATCGATCGGTATGTGGTGTTCAATTACCTTGAGCAGACTTGGTATTATGGGCAGATGAATCGCACAGCTTGGTTGGATAGCCATATGCGCGGTGCCCCATACGCTTGCTCGAACGACGGTTATATGTATCAACATGAGGTAGGATGTGATGATGGTTCAACTAACCCCCCTAGTGCAATCTATGCTTGGATCGAGTCCGCTGATTTTGACATCGATGACGGTGATAAATTTAGCTTCGTTAAACGGATTATTCCCGATTTAACCTTCCAAAACTCGACGACTAACAACCCCAAGGTGCTGTATACCTTAAAGGCACGCAACTTCCCGGGCGCAGGGTTTACACAGTCAGATGATCGAATCGTTGAGCGCACTGCTACAGCACCGGTTGACTCATTTACCAATCAGATTTGGATTCGTGTACGAGGGCGACAAGCGGTTATTAGAGTTGAGAGTACCGATGTTGGGGTGATGTGGCAGTTGGGTACCAACCGTTTGGATTTGCGCCCTGATGGAAGACGTTGATATATGACTGTTATCGTAAACTCACTGCTAGTCCCAACCGCGCCAAACCTTCCTATTGCGCCTAAGGAGTATGAACCCCGCTATCATGATCAGGTAGACAACGTCCTACGTCTATACTTTAACCGGTTGGCTGGGGGTGGCGCGGTTGGCGCATTATTAGGGCCGTTAGGCGGGCAGTACCTCAATACTCCGTTTGGTGCGTTTCAAGACAATACCGATCAATATGACGGGTCCACCACCATCCCTTACGCGATGCGTCTTAACACAACTGATTTTTCTTACGGTGTCTCGATAGCCCCTCGGTTAGCATTAACGACAGCATCAATAACAACAACCACGCTCACTTGTACAGCGGTCACTAGCGGTCGGTATTATCCGGGGATGCTTTTGTCGGGGGCAGGGGTAACGGCAGGAACCTATATCTATTTGCAATTGTCGTCTACGGCGACTCCGATCTCTGGTACTCAGTCGTTTGTAAGTGGTGGCGCTATTGGTACAGCGACGTTTGTTGTATCAGGTGGTCAGGGGTTGCTCGAGGCACGTCAGTTTGTTTCTGGTACTGGGGTTCCGGCTAACACGCGAGTAGTTAGTGCTGTCTATGACTCGGGGACTGGTAACACCACAGTAACTCTAAGCGCTAATTTCACCGTTCAAGCTGCCGGTACCTATGTGTTTCGCCCGTGGGGGTATCAAGGTACGTATTCGGTGAGTCCATCACAGACGGTTGCCAGCACAACGATTTCAGGACGTTCTGATTCGATGATTACTGTGGCGCAGCCCGGTATTTATAACATACAGTTTAGTGCTCAGTTCGTGAATGTGGATACGCAGGTTCACGACGTGGATATTTGGTTTAAGCGCAACGACATAACCCTACCCGGAAGTAATAGTGTGTTCACAATCCCAAGTAGTCATGGTGGGGTACCCGGGCGGTTAATCGCGTCGTTGAACTTTATGGTGGATCTGCGAGCAGAGGAGTATGTGGAGATCGTCTGGCATACCAGTAACTCTAATGTATTTATCGAGCATATTCCCGAACAGACAGCCCCACTTCGCCCTTCAACACCATCACTTATTGTCACCGTATCATTTGTATCCACCATCACAACCACATGATAAGATACGGAAAAGTTTAGGAGCCTTCTATGCGCCAC